GCCGGCCTCAACCCACTCCTCACCATGGGCGCCATTGGCGCACTCCAGGCCGGAACAGCCAAAGAGCGCGCTGTCCGTGCCGCTACCATGCCCCTTACCGCTGTAGCGGTAGGCCCAATTGCCCGCGCCATGGGCGGCATGGTCCCATCTCCGGCCGCTGCCGGCTCCCTCCGCAACACCATGCTTTCCGGCGCTCGTGTTGCCGCCATAGAACTGCCCGGCGCAGCTGTCGGCGCAACCATCCAACCACTCGCGAACAAGCAAATCCTCGAGGCCCTTGGCGAGGAGCAGCCAGACATCCAGTGGGACGATGCCGCCTCCTCCTTCGCCGAGCAATACATTGCCGGCATCCTGACACACGGCATGCAGGTCGGCGGCAAAGACTATCGGCAGGCCGTACTTGACCAAGCCATGGAAGCCTCCAGGCTTGGCGTTCCATCTGACCCATCCCGCCTTGGCGCAATCTACGACCCATCCGCATTCCCACGCCTTTCCGATTATCAGGCCAAGACTGTCGCCAACAAAATCAACCGCGTTGCATCCGTCATCCGCAAGCCAATCGAGCAAGAGGCTTCATTAACTAGGTTTGGCACTGAGCTCAGCAAGCAAGATGCCGAACTTATCGCCATTAAGCAGGCCGAATACATCGACTCCTTTGTCGAGGAATGGAACAAGCAGAACCCATCCCAACAAATCGTAGCCCCTTGGAACAGTTGGCAAAACCAACGCTCTCCAAATCCACTAACGCCGGCCCAATATCTAGCCACATATAGCCAGAGCTCCATCATCCGCAAGCTAGTGACCGGTACATTTGTTCGGCCACCAGGACAAGGCTATACATATAGTCCACTCAGTGAAGGAATGCCTGGCCGGCCATACGGCACTGGCTTACCTGACGTCGATTTAGCTGCCAACGTACCAACCAGCCCACCAAGGCCGCGTGAAACACGCGTACTGCCACTACTCTCCCCCGAAGAAATAGCACGAGATCGGATGGTTTTGCAGGACAATCGGCCCAGAGGGATGTCATTTGAGGAAGCAAACGCACTAAAAGATAGGGAGGCCAAGAGGGCCGAGCAGGCTGCTTATGACGCACTTCCTATGGAAGAAAAACTTCGACTGGCGGATGCACTGAAACAAGAAAGAAATCAACGAGTAGCGCCGCCATTATCCATTGAAGAGCGCCTTAATGAGATGTCGCGGTTTTTTGATGAGGTCGAGAACAAGTACCCACATCAACTTCTCGAAAAGCCGCTTACCCCGGAAGAACTCAAGCAATCTGATAAGTTAGGCGTGTTGCTGCCAGCGCGTCCCGGCGAGCCGCCACGTTCCATGCATCCTGATGCGCTAGCCATGAAGTTGCGGCGTGAGATGGAAGGGCACTTCCCGCGCCCCATCGAGTCCAGTGAATCTTGGAATGGGCGTACTGCCGCCGAAACTGACGAAATCTTCAAGGAGATTTCTGAGGCCGTTCCTAAGTGGATTGATTCCCGCGATAACGGGGGGATGAAGGGCCGCCGCTTCAGTTCTTTTGAGGAATTTATGGCTGCTCTGGCTGAGGGGCCAGAGCCAATCATGGCCAACACCGCCTATCCAGAGCTCACCAATAACGACGTCATCTCTCTTCTTAGGTGGCGCAGTACATTTGGTGGCGCTGCAAAGACCGACGCAGAGCTTACCCCAACGCTAAGCACCGAGCAAAAAATCACGTCTGGCCTCTGGACGCGCGAAGACGCCCCAGAAGTCAAGCACGACATCCAACGTCCGCCCGAGGAAGACCTACAAGAAGTCAATACACGGCGGTTCATTCAAGCGCTTAACATTGCTTTTGGGAAAAAGTCCAGGCGTGGTGGCCGTTATTTGAGCCGCTACACGGACAGCGAAGGCAATGTGAAAGAGCGCTGGATTAATTTGCCAAAAGAGGTCCTTACCAAGCGAGTCGAATTTGAAGGCCGCACCGTAGATGTGCCAATCTTAGAACTTGTTGATTTCATTCGGACGTATGGCGTTGTTCCAGCCGGAAGGAAAACTCAAACTGGGCGCTCATTAACGCGCCAACAGAAGCTCTTCATGGAGAGTGAAGCGGAGATTGCCGGCGCCAAGGACAGCGACCTATACAACGAACGCACTTGGTCCGGCAACCGAACGGAATTCCGTCCCAAGAGTCCGGACGAGTTCGATGAGTATGGTGGCACGCAAGAGCCATTCCCACGTGAATCCGACATCTACCTCAAGCACCACCAGCGACTTGCATACGATCGCGCCCACTACCCACGCCGCCTTGCCGCGAGCAAGCGCGCCATTGTTGCATTTGACAAGAAGCACAAGGAAGTGTACTCGCGAACCTTCCGAATCAGCAATTCTACGACCGGAACCGGTGGCTCAGGCAAGAAGATTCCGGCCGCGATGCGCGGCAAAGGCTTCGATGGCAAGCCCGAGTCCGACATGTCGAACACTAAGCCCGGCAAGTACGGGTGGCTTGGCAACCCGTTCAAGTGGGAGGGTAACGGCGGTCCCGAGGGTGTCTCGCGCGAGCAAGCCGTTGCCCAATTCGAGGAGTTATTCCTTGATAAGGTCGAGACGGACGAGGCCTTTGCAAATGCCGTGCGTAGTTTGCGCGGCCGCGAGGTGTTTTATTATCAGGGTGATGTTGAGGGGTCGCACGTCAAAGTCATCCAGAAGTGGCTGCTTGACCAAAACGGTGGCGGAGAATTGCCTACTGGACGACCTGGATTCCCAAGAGACCCGGCATTCTCCAAGAAGCCACATGGACTAACGCCAAGGCGCATTACAGTACGTAAGCCATCTTGGGAAGACATCGATACCAGCAGAAAGGCCGCAATCTACAAGAACGAGCGCGGCGAATACGAAATCGACAATGAATTCGCATCCGTTGTCATTCCATCCATGAAGTACGCTGGCATCAAGATAAAGCTCGACCCAGATACCGGCAAGACTTTATTTCAACCAGATGACGTTACCCCGCAGTTTGCTCCAGAAGATGCCCCTCTTGGCATTACATTTGAGCACCAGCCAAAAACCGACCTATTTAAGCCAGTGCACCATAGCGATATGTGGAAGAGCAAAGAGGGGTATGAGCATCGATTCCCGACAGTTACATTCACTAGTGGAAATCGACCTGTCGGCGCGGACCGCATTGGCATCGACGTTGATGCAGTGACCGCCAGCATTACCCCTGACAGAAAAGCGAAAACGCCGGCAAAGACGACCATTGCCAAGATTAGAGAAACAGCGGAATGGCCGCAAGCCTCTAAACCACTTGGCGGCACTCAACTCATTGACCTTGAAGCCGTCATGTCTAGTGGTCGCGTTCAAGAGGCTGCTTTCCTTAAGAAGTTAGGGCAGGGCACTGACCTCATTGAAAAGCTTGACCCAGCAAAGTCAATTGACGGCGATGCCATGTCCATCCCAAAGATGTTCCGGGCCGGACATTATTTCAGGCTTGATGACGTTCCTGACACCGAATACGGCACTAGGTTCCGCAATCAAATCAACCAAGACGGAATTCGCTATTTAGACGAAGAAATCAATAAGTATCTGACGGACCCAAATGAAGCAGGCGGAAACCTCAAATACTTCTTTGATGAAATAGAGCGCGCATTAACCAATAACGATGCACCTGGCGTACCATCAAAGGTTGCTGAAATTTCTGTTCCCGGCTCAGGCCAGACCACCGGGAAGTCGGCACACGAACTTGCTAGGAGGTTAACGGCTAGCCTTAAGGCTGCTGGTTCTATTTCAGGAATCACTGACAATTCCGATTTCCAGAAACTGCCGCTGCGTACACAGGTTGACGTGGTTGACGCCATCAGCAACGCAATAATTCCAGAAGGACAAGCTGGTGGCAATATCGGCTCTAGGGCAATGTTTGATACACCAAAGATGGTCAAGCAGCCCGACGGCAGCATTGCTCCAAAAATGATAAAGCTTGCTTACGGCATTGCGCACTCAACCATCTTCCCTGAGCACCAATTGCCAGCAGGCACTTATCACGGAACTAGCGAAAAAGAGTTTGCAAGAATCCGTTCGGCTACAATCAGGGCTGCCGCCTACGATACACCAGTTCCACAAGACGCAAAAGACATGAAAGTTGCTTCATACTATGCACCAAGTCACCGGCCATATATCCGCATTCCAGAGCACAGCACAATCACCGACGCTAAAAACTCTAAACAACAACAGTCCACCACTCCAGCCCAGCCGCAACCGCCAACTACTCCAGCGGCGGCACCACCGCCCTCAAAAAAGTCAATTAATATCTACTACTCTGCTGGAGAAAATGCCATATTAAGTAATTTAGCACCAAGGCCATTTTATATTAAGCAATTAGATGGGACTACGCGGCCATTTACTTCGGTTGAGCACGCCTATCAAACATATAAATCTGGAGCTTTTGACCAAGAAACCTACGATAAGTACTTTGCGCCAGGAGCTAGAAAAAAGATTTCGGGCAATAAGGGCACAAAGACAGATAATGATTATTCTTTTAAATTAATGGAGAAGTTAATCCGCATGTCTCTTGAGCAGAATCCAGATGTTGCTAAAGCGCTTCTGGATACTGGTGATGCTCAATTAACACACAAGCAAGACAAAGGTGTTTGGCAAAGAGCGTTTCCAGAAATCATGATGCGAATTCGTGAAGAATTGCGCGCTAAGGAATCTAAGTGACCTGGGAATACGAAACTGAGCGACAACTACTGGCGGCTGCGTGCCGAGACGACTTTGAGCAATTCGCTCGAGTCGCTCTCGGCTTCACGCACCCCAAAAACAAGAAGGGCCGTTGGTGGTCCGACCCTGTCCACAAGCCCCTGTGCGCTTGGTTCCAAGCCCAGGTCAAGGACTGGCTCGCGAACCGCGCGACGGCCAACCGCCGCAAGTATCTGGCCATCCTCATCCCCCGAGCCTGCGCTAAGTCCCTCCTCATCACGCGAGCCGGCATGCTCTGGCTCCACCTCCAAGACCCCAACCTCTCCACCTACATCGGCAACGAGAAACTCGAGTTGGCCGAGGACTTCTTGCGCACCATCAAGCGCTGGCTCGAGGGCAGCAACGACGAGTACAACATCTTCAACTGGCTATACGGCACGTGGAAAGGCGACAACAACCGTTGGCGCTCCGACACCATCACCCACTCCGCCCGCAGCCAAGAGCGCTCCGAAGCCAGCTTCGGCATTTGGTCGCCTAACTCGGCGCTGACGGGTCGCCACCCCGACGTGGTCTGCATGGACGACTTGGTCAGCTACGACGCCCTCAAGAAGGACGTCAACTGGTACGAGTACGCCTACAGTCACATGACCGACCTCATCCCCGTCGTCGAAGGTAACGGCCTCGTCATCCTCGTGGGCACCCGCTATTCAGACGCCGACCCCTTCGGCCGCTCCTTCAAGTCTGACGGCATCCGCACCATGTCCGGACACGTCGACTTCTCCGAATATCAGCCCACCCAACACGGCCGCTGGGACGTCTACTTCCTGTCAGGCCGAGACCGCAAGACGGACGAGGCCGCCATCCCGACCGTGTGGCCCGAAGACGAAATGCGCCTCTACGAGCTGCGCGACCCTATCAAGTTCGCGAGCCAGGTCCTGAATCGCCCGCGCGCGCACAAGCTTCGGCCCCTTGTCGAAGAGCAATTCGACAAGATGGTCATCGAGACGCCAATGCGGGACCTGCCCAAGATGACCGTCTCATTCCACGGCGACACCGCCTTCAAGTCCCAGAAGAGAGTGGCCGGCGGCTCCGAGTCAGCCCTCATCGTGGTGGGCCACCATGACCGCGAGCCAGGCGTGTGCACCGTGCTGGACGCCATCTCGGGCATCAACTTCCGGGCCGAGACCTATGCTGACATGGTCATTGAGCGGTTCAAGCACTGGAGCCAGTTCTTCCCCATCATGGCCTATACGGATGAGGCGGAGATGGCCGGCAAGGCCGGGCTGTGGCAGCAATACCTGAGTGATAGGTTCACGGACATCGGGCTTGAGTTGCCGACATTCTATGCGTTTCAGCGCCAAATTGGCGAGAAGAAGGAGATTCGAATTGCTGACGCCATTCACTTCATCGTCAACGGGCAAGTCAGGTTCCACAAAGAAGCCACGAATCTGGAAGGGCTTCGATACCAACTCTGCAACCACCCGAATGCGTTTCCCAATGACCTGGCTGATTGCTTTGCTGACACATTTAATCCAGAATTCTTTAGCGGGCTTCTCCCGCAGCTCAAAACGCAGAAAGAGGCGTACCCGTTCGGGGCTTGGGAACAGCATTTAAAGCCGCGCATGACGGAATATGGTGATACAATGGACAACGATGATTTAGACCGTTTACCCATTCGGCGGGCTGGCTACGGCACGGACGCCTCCTCCGTGCACATTCCCTTCGCGGAGCAGGGTGTAGTCCAGCCCGCCTATAGGATATGATGGAAAACAAACTGATTTGCTGGGACCTCGAAATCCTCAATCCCATCAGCGATACGTTGGGTGGCTGGGACGCCGCCCGACGTGGCGACTGTGGCATCAGCGCCCTTGTGCTGTCCGACTCCGAGACAGGCCGCTTCCACATCTATGACCAGCACACACTGGACGATGCCGTCGACCACCTTAACAGCGCCGACCTCCTCATCGGCTACAACAGCATCAACTTCGACTCTGAGGTCATCTTTGGCGTCACTGGCCGCTACATCACTGCGCAGCAGTACGACATTCTGGACGAAATCTGGAAGGCCCTTGAAAGTCGCAAGAAGGGCTACAAGCTAGATGACGTTGCCCACGCCACCATCGGCCGAGCCAAGAATTCAAACGGGCAATTCGCTACCGCACTGGCCCAAAAGCAGCACTGGGGCCGCCTATTCGACTATTGCCTCAATGACGTGCATTTGACCCGCGGCATCTTCAATCACATCCAAGACATGGGTTGGATTAAGGGCGCTGACGGCCAAGAACTTTACCTTGAACAACCGACCATTAAGGACTACGCATGAACGGTACTTCCAGCTACATGCCTAATCCGAG